TTTGCCGGAGGTTGCAAGTCGCTACGATGGCCAGCCCGCATATTCGCCAACCGCGCCGCAATGCTCGCCCGCTGGCTTTCAGTCAGGTGGGGCTTCGTAAACATCGAAGGTAGGCAAATTTGCCGACCTTGCCGCTGGCTTGCCGATGGCGGCGACGAGATCGACGAGTTTTTCGGAGTGAATTGACGCGTCTCAGGATTTCGGCGCTCGCATCGATCGACAACTGGAAGCGCGTTTACAACGCTGTTTGGAACTCGCAGGCCAACAAGCTGCTGAAGTGTTCGGCAAGCCAACTGCTCCAGGCTTAGGCTGGGGGCTTCATGATTGCGGCGATGACCGGCGCGACACGCACAAGCAGTTCGCGTTCAGAGTCGTCCTCGACCGCCTCAAACGTGTTCTCCACGTCGTCCGGCAGCATATAGATCCAGTGCTGAAGATTACCTCGCTTTTTGCAGCGGGCAACGAATCCATCCCAGTCTGGAGCCTCGCCGTTAGTAACGCATAACGCATGATAAAGCGCCTTGCGTGCCGCGTGAATCATCTCAGGCGTTACACCGGCGGCAGCCGCCTTTAACCGCTCACGGTGCCGCGCCTGTCGTTCGGAATTGGATAAAGCCATGCACCTTTAATAACGACTTGACGTTACTAACGCAACCCCGTTACTAACGAGACGGCCCGAGCCGGTGCAGCGAACACCGACCCGAGCCTAACCACAACCGAGCGCAGGAGTTCAGATCATGGCTACATCTACCTTACAGGCGGAATCCGCCACCACCAATCCAATCGTTGCCGCTTACCTCGCAGCGCGGGGCAATAATCAAAAGATCAGCGCGGTAAACGACGGGATAGAAAACTTTGACACGCGCATGGCGCAGTATGCCGAGAGCGGCGGGCGTGACTACGCAATGGGATGGGCGCCCCATGACGGCGAACACGCCGCGCTGGTGGCGCTACTGGCCGCTGACCGGCTTCAAGATCTGATTGATGGATTCTCCCTAGCCGATGACGCGGGCCGGAAAGTGGTGACGTTTGGAATCGACGAGCTTTACGAGGTGAAGCAGATCAAAGACGCGCTCTTGAATCTATGGCGTCACCTCGACGCTGGGCCTGCCCGCAGGCTCGAATCGCTCGCTCTAGATATGGGATTGATCGACAAGATCGGCGGTCGTCGCCTCTAAGCTGACTTCACCCAGCGGCTGCCGACGCCGGGCGTAGTTATTGCGCGGCGCGCAAAAACATTTTGACAACCGCGCTGAGATGCGTATAGGGTTTTTGTGTTGAACGCAAAAACTGGTGAAAAATGGCGAAGCTCTCGAATCTTGTGAAGGCGCTTGCGGAGGTCACACGGACCCCCGAAGGCACCGTTGCGCTTGTCGCTCGCCAGATGCGCGAAGGCGGCATGATCTCGACTGGCGGGCGCGGTCCTGGTGGCGCAGAGATGACGCCGCAAGACTGCACCAATTTGTTGCTGGCGCTGGTTTCGCGCGACCGGGCGGGCGGGATTGCTGCGCGCGTGGCTGACTATCGCCGCTCGCTTTGCCCACACGCCAGCTTTGCTTTGGACGAATCCTATTCGGACAACGACGGAAAAGTTCACTTGCGCAAGAATCGCCCTGCATTTTTCGATTTCATCGAAGATACGATGGCTTTGGGAACATTGCTCGATCAACTTATTGAACGAGCCTCAGACGGACGCATGCTGGAATATGTCAAGCCACTCGCTTTGGCGCATTTTGGTTTCAAGGGCGAGTGGACCGACGAAAATATGTACGCAATGATCGGCTTGACGTCGACGGGATTGCTGAAAATTACTTTTACGCCTGCTGCATATTTCGCGGGCGTCAAGTTCGGCGGTCCGCAGTTCGCCAAAGTTGGCGAGATGACTTTTCGGATTGCAGACGACCTTATGGAAACAGCGGCGCAGGAATGGGGCGATATGACCGTTCGCATCGAAGTTTCGCTTCGCACCATCATGAGCCTGGGCCGCCTGATCGCGGCAAGCCCTGCCGAATGACCCCCATTCTCGCCCCTCCTTTTGCGGCTGCTGCGGTGCAGCCAATAACGACAAGTCCGATGCGTCGGGGCGGGCCGGTAGCCTTGCCGGGACATTTCAGCGTTCAATCGGACAACACCGCCACCGCCATCGTCGCGAGACAGACGGCAATCTCCATGCCGGGGGGCATTGTGTTCCCCGGCCAGACAGAAAGGCTTTAACGCCATGAAGACCACAGACCTGATCGAACAGCGCGCCACCGCACGGACGCGCGCAATCGCCGCCAATGAAGCCGGCGATATCGCAGCCTTTGAAGCCGCATCGACCGAATATCGCAACATCGACGCCGCCGTTGATCGGGCGCAATCGCTCGACGCGATGGACCGCCGCGAAGCCGGCAATCCTGTTACCGGCGACGCCAAACTGACTGGCGAAATCCGCAGCCGCTACCGTGCCACGGCTGCGATTGCCCACATGATCGGCCTGACCGGCATCGACGCCGGTTTTGAGCGTGAAGTGGACGCCGAATTGCGCGCCAAGTCTGGCCGCACGTTCAACGGCCTCGCCATGCCGACCGAAATCTTTGAAACTCGCGTGCTGACAACCGCAGCGCCAGGCGGCGGGCCGGGTTCGAACCTGGTGCAGACCGACTTCCTCGCAGGCGATTACATCAACGCACTGACCGCCTCGACGGTTATTGCCAGCCTTGGCGCTCGCACGCTTTCCGATCTTACCGGCAACGTCGAAATCCCCGGCGAAAAAGCCGCGCCGACGACGGCATGGATTGCCGAAAATGCCGCGCTCACACCGAGCGACCCGCAGTTCCGGCAAGTCACCATGAGTCCCAAGCACGTCGGCGGTCTTACCGAGTTTTCGCGCAATATGCTGATGCAGAGCAGCCCCGGCATTGAAGCTATCCTGCGGCAGATGATGGCGCGAGATATCGCGCTTGAAATGGACCGTGCAGCCATCCTTGGCGGCGGTGCCAATCAGCCGACCGGCATCCTTTCGGCAGCGGGTACGCAGACGCAGGCTTATGCCACGTCGCTGTTCCACACCGGGGCGGACATGATAGGCAAGGCTAACACCGCCAGCGTCGGCGCACGCCGGGCCTTCCTCTCGACGCCGCGAGTTGAAACCATCGCCATGAAGGCTTTGACGACCGACAAGTTGCCGGTTGGCGTGGACACGATCTTCCACAATCAGCCGACCGCGTTCAGCAATCTGGCACCGGACACGCTGGGCGCTGGCACCAACGAATCGACGCTGATCTATGGCGACTTTTCGGAATTGCTGATCGGCCTGTGGAGTGCGCTCGACGTCCTGGTTAACCCTTACGAATCGACCGCCTATAGCAAGGGCAACGTGATGGTTCGCGCGATGGCGACTTGCGATATTGCCCTTCGCAATCCGACGGCATTCGTGAAGGCAACGGGCGTCCTGGCCGCTGCGGCGGGCATCGCCTGATGATCGGCAGCACCCTTGAACGCCGGGCCGCGCCCCTTGAGGTTCGCGCCTCAGGACGCCGCCTGGAAGGCTATGCGGCCACGTTCGGGGCTGTTGCGGCGCTGGGGGCAGTGGAGGAATCCATTGCCCCCGGTGCGTTCCGCACGGCGCTGGGCGGCGGCGACATCCTCGCCTTGCTCGACCATGATCCCGGCAAAGTTCTGGGCAGGACACGCAATAGCACCTTGCGCCTAAGCGAAGACACGCGCGGCCTCGCGTTCAGCCTCGACTTGCCCGACACACAAGCCGGGCGCGACGTGCTGGCGCTTGCCGAGCGCGGCGACCTGGGCGGCATGTCTTTCGGTTTCACCATCCCCAGCGGCGGCGACGAATGGCAGGGCAACAAGCGCACGCTGCGCAGCGTTGATCTTCGCGAAGTTTCCATTGTGTCGGCATGGCCGGCCTATCCCGACACGTCGATTGCCTTGCGTTCGATGACCGCCGCCAGTGACACGGCACGCCGGGCGCGGGCGCTGCGGCTGATGGAGTTGATCGCATGACGTGGCGCAACCGCCTCGCGGCCCTGATCGCCCCCGAGCAGCGTTCTGGCGCGTCCTGGTCGGCACTAGCAACCCTGTCATCGAATGGCATGGCGACCAGCGCGCGGGCCGCTGAAAATCTCTCGACTGTGACCGCATGCACCGCTGTTGTTTCGGGCGCACTCTCTAGCTTGCCGGCGCTAGTCTATCAGCGCGTCGGCACCGGGCGGCGTGAGGTTGTAGATCATCCGATTGCCAAGTTGTTGCGCGGCACCGCCAACGCTCACCAGACCGGGCCTGACTTCATGGAGTCCTGGATTGCATCGACGTTACTAACGGGCAACGGGCTGGCAGCTATTGATCGCGACGGCTCGAACGTGACCGGCCTCAGGTTCATTCCCTGGGCATGGGTGTCAGTGTCGCAACTGGCAAGCGGGCGGCTCGCCTATGACATTACCGAGCAAGTCGGCGCTGTCGGCAGGACCGGGCGCACCTATCGCTTGCTCGACGGCGAAGTTCTGCACCTTCGCGACCGTAGTGACGACGGCCTGATCGGGCGTAGCCGGCTCAGCCGGGCCGCTGACACGGTAGCGGCAGCAATGGGCGCGGCGGAGTTCTCAAAGAGCTTCCTCGCCAATGGTGCGCAGCCGTCCGGTGTCATCGAATACCCCGGCGCGATGACCCCTGAGCAAAAGCAACAGATTCGCTATAGCTTTGACGAACGGCACGCAGGCACGGCGAACGCCGGGCGGGCGATGATTCTCGACGGCGGGCTTGTTTGGAAACCGGCCTCAGTGTCGCCTGAAGATGCGGAATTGCTGGCAACCCGCAAGTTCGGCGTCGAAGAAATCTGTCGCATCTTTCAAGTCCCGCCGCCGCTGGTGCAGGACTACAGCCACAACACCTTCACCAATTCGGAAACCGCCGGGCGCTGGTTCGCTCAGTTCACGCTGGGACCATGGGCGCGCAAGATCGAAGCCGAGTTCGCTCGCTCAGTCTTTCCAACCGGCGGGCCTTTCGAGTTGGAGCTTGACCTGTCGGGCTTCCTTCGCGGCGACCCTCAGACACGCTGGGCAGCGCACAAGATCGCCGTTGATAGCGGCATCCTGGACGCAGACGAGGTTCGCGAGATTGAAGGCTTCAACCCGCGCGGCAAGCCTGTGGTGGCGGTAGCTTGAGCAGGGCAAGGTTCACCAGTTCCGAAATCACCCGCGCCTTTAAGGCGGCGCGGGCTGCTGGTGTTACCGCCGAAATCACAATCGACATTCACGGCACCATGCGTCTTACCCCTTGCGCGGTTGCCACCCCCGCAACCGCCGGCAACGCTGTTCTTGACCGCATCAAGGGCATGAACCTGTGAGAAAACGCTTCCCGATTTATGTCAGCGAATACCTCGATCGGCACGGGCGCCCCCGCGTTCGTTTTCGTCGCAAGGGGTTCTCGCCCTATGCTTTCAAAGCCTCGCCATTCAGTCAAGACTGGTGGACCGAGTATCATGCTTGCATGGCCGGCGAAGCGGCACCGGCATTGCAGCCGGGCTATGATCGCACCATCCCCGGCACCATAGGCGACCTGATCGCGCGCTATTACCGCAGCGCCGACTGGCAGCGGCCCGCGCCAAAGACGCGGCATTCGTTCCGACTGGTTATTGAGCGTTTTCGCGTTCCCTTGGCCGACGTGCACCTGAGCCAGTTCGGCTATGAGGAAGCCTCAGCCGTGCTTGCCAAGATGCAGGACCGACCGAACGCCGCGAACAAGATGCGCAAGCTGTTGTCCCGCGTATGGGATGAAGGAATGCGGCTCGCCATGGTCACGGTTAACCCTTGGCGACTGGTGCGGCCTTACAAGGTGAAGGGCGGCTATCACACCTGGACCGAAGATGAGATCGCAGCGTTCAAGGCAACCTTCGCGGTCGGCACCCGCGAACGGCTGGCGCTCGCCTTGATGCTTAACACTGCACAACGGCGCGGCGATGCTATCCGGCTCGGGCCTCAGAATATTAAAGGCAATCGCCTGATCTTCACGCAGCGCAAGACCGGCAAGCGGCTTGATATGCCGATAATCGCCGAGCTTCGGGAAGCCTTGGCGGGCTTTGAATTGTCGCATCTGTCGTTCCTGGTCACGGCGCACGGCGCACCGTTCAGCGATGCGGGCTTTGGCAACTGGTTCGCCGACGTTTGTAAAGAGGCAGAAGTTCCTGGCCGCGCGCATGGCCTCAGGAAAGCCGCCGCCGTTCGACTGGCAGAAGCTGGCGCAACGCAACAGGAGATCAAAGCTTGGACCGGGCATAGCTCGGACGAAGAAGTTCGACGCTACACCGAGGCGGCGAATCAGGCGCATCTGGCAGACGCCGGAGCGGCAAAGATGGCTAACCAGACCGTCCGGTTAGCCTTTTCAACTTCTAACCCACTGAACAAAAAGGATTAGTCAATGAGTATGGAGGCCCGACCGGGAATCGAACCCGGGTTCACGGATTTGCAGTCCGTTACGTCACCACTCCGCCATCGGGCCAGCACCAGGAAACCGGCGCGGGCGCTTCCCCTA